TATATGCAAATTTTTATATTAAATATTTATGTATAACCTCTGTTTGGTCTTCGAACTTCCCATAGTGGTTACTAGGTAGGTTAGAGATTAGGTTATATATTTGGGTTTCTACTTCTTCCTTAGAAGTATTATAGATTGGCCCCAATTTGTTGAAGAGTTCGTCATAGAAACCTGAACTCTCATCTATTTGACAATAATTTTCGTACCAATTTACAGTTACTTTGTACATACAATCCTATATTTTTATATTATTACAATATCATATAGAACTAAGAATATAAGATGTTCTCGGCAATACCCAATCAAATAATATATAAAAAACTTAAATTATGGCAGTTAACGAAAAACAATTGGCCTTTGCTAAAAGGGTCTATCAAGCAGCTATGGGTGGAGAAATACATCCATTATTTGTAACAGCTCAAGCCGTTTTAGAAACAGGATGGGGAGCTTATACTATTGGAGAAAATAATATTTTTGGTATAACCAAAGGATCATGGACAGGTCCAATAGACATGATAGAAACCAAAGAATATTTCTCGAATGATAGAAAAACTTTTTCTCCACCTGATAAAATTATCAGGAAATTGAAATTAGATAGTGGACGATGGCAATATCAAGTACTTAGAGCTTTTCGTCACTATGAAACTCTTGAAGAATGCCTTACAGATCATACATCAATATTTAAAAAACCAATGTATGATGATGCTTGGCCGTATAGAAATGAACCTTTAATGTTTGCTTTAAAGATCACTGATAGTAATAAAGCTAAGTATGCTACTTCTCAATCTTATTATACCAGTTTACGATCTTTAATCATTACTTTAGGCTCAAAAGAAAAGTGGTTAAAAGAAAAAGATAATGAAAGTAATACAAAATAAGATAATACCTTTTCCAGGATATTTAGCCATAAATATATGCGGTATAGTTTTTACCAGGGATAAAGAGAAATTTTTTAAAAATCCTGTATATAGTAGACATGAGTATACCCATACTCTTCAGTGGAGAGAGCTTTGGTATGTTGGTTTTCTACCAGTTTACTGTTATTATTATTTAAAAAACAGACTTTGGTATGATATGGACCATAAAAATGCTTATAAACATATACCATTAGAGGCTGAAGCCTATAATACTCAGAATACAAGTTGGTATAATGATCATAGAGAGAAATTTGCCTGGAAATATTATCTAAAAATGTTGAAATAATATGAAAAAAACTAGAGTGTTAGGGGTGTGTGGAGGAGCAGGAGCTCTTCTACACCCATTTTTAAATGATAAAAAGTACAAAATTCTCGGAAATATCGAGCCAAGAGCAGTGTTTCACACTAAAAATGAAGAAAATTGGAAGTTAAATTTTGGAAAAATACCTTTCGAAACAGCTTTTTTCGACTTAAAGAAGCGTCCAGATATCATAGTAGGCTCTCCAGATTGTGGTGCAAGCTCTACAATGAGGCTTTCAAAGGTAAAAGAACTTGGAAATCCAGAAAAAAACAGGACAATTAACCTGTTAATTCAGGCAGTTTTGACTTATAAACCAGGAATTTTCCTACTTGAAAACGTACCTAAACTTCTAAACTTAATGCCAACACAGATATGGGAGAGAATTTTTAAAAAATATGACCTTATATTTCATAATCATTCTATGGCAGATCTAGGTAACTCACAAGTATCAAGGAAAAGGTTATTAATTATAGGAGTTAAAAAAGGTAATTCTAAGTTTAATAAAGAAGATTTCCAAAGGATTTTCCAAGTTAATACACCTAAAGTCACTAGAAATTTACTGGAGGCAGCCTATTTTGAAGGAAATAATACTAATTATATGCCACCAAAAAATAAAGTAATGGCGATGTATGATTATCGTAAATTACCAGAAAAGAAAAACCTTACAGTTAAAAGAATACACTACCTTTGGACTCATGACTTCCGTTCAGAGAAGAAATGGCCTATTAAAACAGCTAAGATGTCTACACTACCTGGAGTATACCGGTTAGAATCTGATAGACCACCACTTACTGTAAGACCAGCAGATAGACAATTTAGACCTGATGGGTGGCCATTAGGAATAAATGATATCCGTAATATTATGGGATTCCCTGATACATTCAGGATTTTCTTTGATGAAAGTAATCCAATCTACTGGTTGAATAAGGCTAGGAATGTATTTGCTAAAGGTGCAGTATATGAAACCGGGATTTGGTTTAAGCAATGTTTAGATAGCTAAACTGAAGCTACGCCTTTTCTTCTAAGGAGGGAAAAATTTTCTCTTTTATATATTTTCTCTTTTAAAAGAGAGGTTATTTTCTTTTCGCTAAAGCTCAAAGAAAATGTAATTAGTTAGTCCTAAAGTCCTAACTAATTACAAAAGAAAAGAACAGAATTATAGCGTATACGCATATATGCACGTAAAGAGGAGAAAGAGGATGAAATACAAAATTGCAACATTCTTGTTACTTGGGATTACTATTATCCTATGCTTAGGTTATTTAAACCAGAAGCAGGAGATCTCAAAACTTAATGCACAATCGAAAGTTATAGGCAAAACCGATACCCTTTATGTAAATAAGCCCTATAAACCAGAAAAAGAATATGGTACTCAGTTATTACCAAAATATGTATTCCTTTATGGTAATGTTGGTTTCGGAGAAAAAGAAATAAATAATAAAACCGATACCATTTCAAAAGAGGACTCTCTTGTCCAGATGCTTCTCAGTAAGGAAGATATAAGTCTTTCCTTTTTTAGGCCATCAACTGAATCTTTCTTCACTGAGAAGTTTAATTTAGACTTAGAGAATTTTTCATACAATTGGGTAAACGGAAAATTAACTCAGAAAAAAGTAGGATTCAAATTGAGATTAGAACCCTATGTTTATGCCAAGTATCGATACTTTAATCGGATGGCAGATATGGGAATAGGAATTTCATTCAAGACTCGGAACCTACATTATAAACTGGGTCTAAATGGATTTTATTATCCTTGCCTACAAGATAAATTGGGCACAGATCTAGAGTTTTCAATCACCTATAACTTGAGTAAATAATGGCTAAGAAAATAGAAACTCCTAGTAGCCTAACCAAGGAGGAACTTAAAACCTTGGCAAAGGTTGCAAACGATGTTTTCTTTTTCAGCACCTTCTGTTATGTAATACATCCGGTAAGGGGAAAAACTCATTTCTACCTCTACCCATACCAGAAGTCAGTACTCTATCAATTCGTTCTTCAGAGATTTAATATAATCCTGAAGTTTCGACAGGCCGGTATTACCGAACTTATCTCTATGTACTGTCTCTGGTTAGCTATGTTCCATGACAACAAGAAGATAAACATTATCTCAATCAAGGACACCGTTGCTAAAAAAGTACTCCGCAAGATTAAGTACATGTACAAGAATCTCCCGTGGTATATGCAAACGCCGATAATTAACGGTCGTCCTGGAGAGTATGGCTCGGCCAGTACAATGGAATTCGCTAATGGTTCATTTATTGAATCTATACCGACATCACCAGAAGCTGGACGTTCAGAAGCTTTGACATTATTGGTTATCGATGAGGCAGCAATGGTACGATGGGCTGGCCAGATTTGGGCAGCTGCCCTTCCTACACTATCCACTGGTGGATCTGCTATCGTAAACTCTACACCACTTGGAATGGGTAATTTTTATCACTCCACTTGGGTAGATGCCATGGCTCATGCCAATGAGTTTAATCCTCTTCGTCTATATTGGAGAATGCATCCGGAACGAGATGATCGTTGGTATCAAACGATGTCTAAAAACCTTGGTGCACGACGAACGGCACAGGAGATAGATGGAGACTTCCTCGGATCTGGTAACACTGTATTTGATTTGACTGATATCAAGGCAATCGAGGATTGCTTAACGGATTACCCAGCTATTGTAAAACGAATGAATGGTCAATACCGCCAATTCACTAAGCCCGTTAAAGGAGTAGAATACTTCATTGGTGCCGACGTTGCAACAGGCCGTTCAACCGACTATTCTTCATTTACATGTATGGATAAAGCAGGAGAAGAGCAATGCGTCTATAAGGGACGTATTCCAGTTGATAAGTATGCCACTCTATTAGGAGATACAGGCAGACTCTATAACTGGGCATTACTTGCTCCTGAATCCAACGACGTTGGGTTGGCAGTTACCTCTAAGTTACAGACCGAGGGATACCCTCGGCTGTATTACTATCAGAAGCTGTTAAAAAAGAAAGGTAAGCATAAGCCAGAAGTAGATGCTTCTCCAGGTTGGCTTACAACTACCAAGAATAGAACTATCATAATTGAGGGACTTGAGGAAGATGTTAGAGAAGAAAACATCATAATCAAGGACCCATTTTTTGTACAAGAAGCTTATACCTTCATATATGACTCATTAGGTAGACCAGTTGCTATGGGTAAACATAGATTAAATACTCAGGCAGCTGATGAAGGTGAAGATGACTTGGTATATGCCGATGATGATATTTTTGGTAAAGCCATCTGTAATCACATTCGCAAGAGTAAAACAAATATAGTAGTACAACCAAGATGAAGAACCCATTTGCATTCTGGAGAAAAAAACCTAAGGTTGAATCTCCTCCCTCTGAATCCAATAAGGAGGGAATTAAATCAAAGGTATCTTCTATATCTCCTGGTCGTGTATCTGTTCCGGAAGACTCAACAGATTTTACCTCTACCCTACATGGTCTTACCCAAATGGTAACTCCATCATTTAGAGTAGAGGTAATTCAGTTGATTCGCAGGTTATATAAGGTTAATCCAGATATGGCAATCGCTATTCAGGAAACCTTTAAACTTGCTAATACTGGTCACATGGTTACTTTCCCGAACAACACAGATCAGGAAGCAGAAAAGATGAGAAACCACCTCAAAGAAGCTACTAAGAAGTGGTCTGCTTACTCTGCAGGTATAGATGG